TGATCACTCACGATTTCTGAGAATCAGATGTATGTCGATCTTGCCCTGTATTTTCAGTATAGCGGATAAGGGCCACAGTTTCATTCCTACCTGTGAAAATCCATTTCATTGGTGATCACTCTGTGCCCGGAATATAGCAAGAGAATCTAAATGAAATAACTACCAAAGAGAAGCCGAAGAAACGCAGCAGTTTATGTGGTTTCGACTTCCTTTACGAGGTCGGAGTAGGGGATCTTCTTGCCGCCACGTTCTACATACACACCATCCGCATCACCGGTATCCTCGACATAGCGGCGGAGGATCACAGAGGCATATTTCGGATCAAGCTCTGACATGTAGCAGATTCGATTCATCTGTTCACAGGCCATCATCGTGGAACCGGAGCCACCGAAGGTATCGAGCACGATGGCATTCTCCTGACTGGAATTCTTGATCGGGTAGGAGAGAAGATCGAGCGGCTTGCTGGTCGGGTGATCCTTGTTACGCTTCGGCTTATTGAAGTTCCAGATGGTCGTTTGCTTTCGGTCGGAATACCATGGATGCTTTCCATTCTGAAGGAAGCCGTAGAGGATCGGTTCATGCTGCCACTGGTAATCGGAACGACCGAGAACCAGAGAGTTTTTTACCCAGATACACACTCCTGCCAGATGGAAGCCGGCATCAATGAAGGCTTTTCGGAAGTTAAGCCCTTCGGTATCTGCGTGGAAAACATAAGCCGCACCACCTTTCTCAAGGTGAGCGGCCATGTTGGTAAATGCAGAAAGCAGGAACTTATAGAATTCATCGCCCTTCAGGCTGTCGTTTTCAATCGTGAGCCCGTCGGATGCTTTGAAGGAAACTCCGTAAGGCGGATCTGTAAGGATCAGGTTTGCGGTCTTGCCTCCCATCAGGCGCTCGACGTCTTCAGGAGAAGTAGCATCGCCGCAGAGCAGTCGGTGCTTGCCGACCGTCCAGAGATCACCCTTTTCGACAAAGGATGCCTTTTCAAGGGCAGCAGAGAGATCAAAATCATCATCTTGTGCGCCGCCATCGTCTGGGCCTGCCATCAGCTTTTCCAGATCTTTTTCGTCAAAGCCGAGGAGGGAAAGATCAAAGGATTCATCTTTCAGATCGGACAGTTCCACAGAGAGCATTTCCTCATCCCATCCGGCATTCAGAGCCAGCTGATTGTCGGCAAGTATATAGGCGCGCTTCTGGGCATCGGTCAGGTTCTCGGCAAAGACGCAGGGGACGGTCTTGTAGCCTTCCTCGCGTGCTGCCTGCACACGTCCGTGGCCGACGAGGATGTTGTATTTGCTGTCGATCACGGCAGGGGAGACAAAGCCAAATTCACGAAGGCTTGCTCTTAACTGTGCGATCTGTTCCTTGGAATGTGTTCTGGCATTCCTTGCATAAGGCACCAGCTTATCAATTGGTACCTGCTCGAGTTTTACGGTATCCATTTATCGTCCTTTCCTTGAACGAAGAAGCTGCTCCATCGTGTCATTCGGATTTCCATCCTCAAACTCCTCGGTGCAGTTCTGTTTCACAATGTCGTAGATTTCCATCCAGATGAGATTGGCAGCCTTCTGAAACTGGCTGGCCATCTGGACGAAGGGAGAGCTCACAACACCACCTGTCGTCGGATGCTTGCCTAGAAGGCCGTAGGTACTGATCGCATCCTCGCACTGAATGTAACGAGCGAAGTTCTGAGCGTAGGATTCAATGAGACGCTTGTTTACGAGATTTTCGCAGTGGCGGCGCTTCAGCCAGAGCCAGGTTTCCTTGTAGATAACGTCGGCCCCGAGAGGCTTGCCGTTCTTCTGTTTGGCAGAGAGATATTCATCCGGCTTCGGCATATCTGCGCCTTCGAGCACAGCTCCCTCAGGTAGATCCACTGCCTCAAGTTCATCCGGCTCCAGATCAGGAATGTCATTTCTCATGATCTGCACCGGCTTTCCATTTGCTATCTTTTCCGCAGCAGGAGTGGGTTTGCCACCGGCTTTTATTCGCCTGCCGCCGCGGTATGTTCCGTCTTTTGCCACGGGTTACACTTCCTTTCCTGCAGGCGGCTGGGTTTTATCCCCTGTTTGAACCGGAAAAAACGCACACGAGAGGGGCCGGCGGTCTTTTAGCCTTTTGGTTTTAGAGATTCAGACCGCCCCTCCCGGTTTCCTGTCACCACGTTTCTCGTGGATTTTTTCGTGACAGCTCCGGCAAAGACTCATGAGATTGCTCTCGTCGTTGGTTCCTCCCTCGGAGATCGGAACGATGTGGTGGACTTCCTCGACCGGAACGAATCGCCCATGCTTTAAGCACTCCTCGCAGAGAGGATGCTTGTGAACGTATCTTGTCCGGATCTTTCTCCACTGGCTGCCGTAACGCTTGTGTCCGTTATAGCCCCGGGTGAAGTCATCGTAGTGCTTCTCCATCAGTCTCTTATGCGTGGGGCAGTACTGTTCGCCGTCCTCACAGAGTTCTCTGCATCCCGGATACCGGCAGGGACGTTTCGGCTTCCTTGGCATGCCTGCCGCCTCCTTTCTGGCATAACAAAAGCCCCGGAGGAATCTTCCTTCGAGGCTTCGGTTCAGCCGCCTGCGCGACTTTGTATCATTCATTTTTGCTGATTCTACTATAACATACAGGGGTGGCGTGCGTCTTGTTGCAACGTGTGGTATTGCGTGCAACTTTTAAATCATTACAGGATTTTCAGGTACCTTCAGGTGATCGAGTGCGTTGTCATGCCAACGGCAGGCAGTGGTCCGGTCGATGTGAAGTTCCGTTCCGATCTCTTTCCAGGTCATCCCGCAGAGATAGCGGTAGGAGAGAATCAACTGCTCGTCCGTGGAAGGAAGGGAACGGATCATTTCGCCGATCTGTTTTTTCAGCTTGGAAAGGAGATTCAGTTCATCCGCAATCTTTCCTTCTAGTTCTTCCAACCGTTCCAGTGCCTGCACGAAAGGTGCATCCGATGGATGGGAGGCCTGCACGTGTTCCTTGTCATAGCAGATCGCAGAAACGCTGCAGGACAGCTCCCGGATTCGTTTTACTTCCTCGGTGTCCAGACGTATGCGCTGGTCGAGGCGATATGCCTGCTGGAGATATTCTTCTGGGGTCATTCGAGAACCTCCTTTCTTATGTTTTCTATCAGGTACTCTCCATCTACAGAGGTAAGAGCCGAATACCATCCGGAGCGGAAGAACCGCTCCAGATCAGAGGCAGCAGCCTTGGCTTCCCGGTTCCTCGGAGTTTTCTTCAGACGCTTTAGAGCACTCCGGTAATCCTTCGCTGCCAGAAGGACGATGGCGTTGGCGAGTTTTTCATAAGGATCCATTCGCATCTCCTTTCAGGTTTGCCTTCACTGCATTAATCAGTGCGGACTGCGTCTTGTCCTTAGTCCGGAGCGCTTTCATGATGTTCTCGTCGATGGTGCCCTCGGTAATGATGTGATGGATGACCACGGTTTCGGACTTCTGTCCCTGTCTCCAGAGGCGGGCGTTCATCTGTTCGTAAAGCTCAAGACTCCAGGTCAGAGTGAACCATACGATGGTGCTGCCGCCGGACTGAAGATTGAGGCCGTGACCAGCGGAAGCCGGATGAATCAGGGCGATGGGAATTTGCCCTTTGTTCCATTCCGTAAAGTCCTCGTGACTCTTCAGTTCTCTTGCTGAAGAGAAGCGCTCTTTGATGCGGTCCAGATCATGGCGGTACCAGTAGCTCACCAGCACCGGCTTTCCATTAGCACCTTCGATCAGATCTTCCAGCGCATCGAGCTTCCTGTCATGGATCTTCACGACTCCGCCGTCGTTGTCATAGACAGCACCGTCCGCCATCTGGATCAGCTTTCCGGAGAGAGCAGCAGCATTCCCGGCATCGATTTCCTTGTCCCTTAAGGAAATCGTCAGTTCCTTTCTCATCGTGTCGTAGAGCTTCTGTTCCTTTTCATCGAGCTTTACCCTGACTTCGTTCATGATCCGTTCCGGCATTTTCAGGTAGTCGGTACTTTTCATGGAAATCGTGATATCGGAGATCTTGTTGTAGATCTGTTCTTCAGCTCCGGGTAGCGGCTTGTAAGAGTAAACGACAGGGCCGTTGTACTTGTCTGGTCGGAAATATTGAAGGCGATATCTGGAAATATATCTTCCGAGCCGCTCTCCAAAATCCAGAATCCGGTACTCGGCCCACAGGTCCATGAGCCCATTGGAGGAAGGGGTACCGGTGAGCCCAACAATCCGTGTGATTGTCGGACGGACCTTCATCAGCGCCCGGAAGCGCTTGGCCTGATGATTTTTGAAAGAGGAGAGCTCGTCGATTACGATCATGTCGTAGTCAAAGGGAATGCCTGATTTCTCAATGAGCCACGGAACGTTCTCGCGGTTAATGATATGGATGTCGGCAGATTTCTTCAGGGCGGTGAGTCGTTGCTTCTCGTTTCCGACAGCAACCGTAAAGGTGAGGTCCTTCAGGTGATCCCACTTTTCAATCTCAGATGGCCAGGTATCCCGGGCTACCCGAAGAGGGGCTACGACGAGAGCAGATCTTACTTCGAAGCGGTCATGGATCAGCTCTTCGATGGCAGTGAGCGTGATCGCCGTTTTGCCAAGACCCATATCAAGCAGGACCGCAGCAATGGGGTGGTCGATGATGTATTGAATGGCGAATTTCTGGTAGTCATGTGGTACGAATTTCAATGGCCAGTACCTCCTTCCATCTTCCGGAGGACCTCGCCGATCTGTTCCGGGTCGTCAATGACGAATACGGTAAAGCCAAGGTGTTCGAGCTGGATCTTTCTCCGTTTCTGGAGCGGACGGAGATGTTTGCCCGGTGCCTTCAGTTCAGCAAAGGCCATCCGCCCGGAAGGGAAAAGCAGGATGCGGTCAGGCACGCCTGCCGTACCAGGAGAGGTGAATTTCCAAGCCTTCCCGCCGGCAGCACTCACTGCCTGCACCAGTTTCTGTTCGATATCTTTTTCTCTCATAAGGCCTCCTTCGGGTCCGCCAGATCAAAGGCGGCATAAGCAGCGGAGAGGAAGTTGTCGATGGGTCTTCCCTTGTAGCGGTAGCTTTTATCATTGCCACACCGGGCATAAAACCTTCCATTTCCGAGTCTGTTGATGAATACGCCATGATCGTGATAGTTGAGGTAGTAATTTCCGTTCCGGAGAGTTCTCCATTTTCGTCTCGGAAAGTTCAGCTTCCGTTTCTGACGATTCTTGAAGCGGCGCTCACGGTCCTTGGCCTCAAGAATGTCGCCTTCCATGATTCCGGCGCAGATACAGCCAACACGGAAATCATCGAAGTAGTCGTCATGGCGCATCACATGGATGTAGCGCACTTTCTTGCAGCCGCAGAGTTCACATTCGGTTGTTGCATCCTCGTCATCCATTTCATCTGCAATGTCGATCACCTCTACGCAATACCAGCCGGAGAGAGGCGCACCATATTCTTTTAATTTCCGGTGGCACCGGGCGATATACTTTTCATCAAGTTCTTTCATAAAAAATCATCCTTTCCATAGCCTGTCCGGAGCTTGTCCCCGTGAAAAGGAGTCTTTTCATAGGGAGCCAAATGTCCGGAAAGCCGCTAAAATCAATTGTTTTCATGCCATAGGGGATTCAAATTTTCTTTTGGACAAGGGGACAGAAAGGACAAGAACTCCCTATATACCCTTACGCGTGTGTTGTTATTACCTACTCCTTTTTGTTACAAGGATTTCGAATATATATAGAAATCTTGTCCTGTCCACGTATCTTGTCCCAATCAAATCCTGCGATAGAGCCTCTGCCTTCCGTAGAAGGCCTGCTTTTTCCTGTCATTGGTGCGTTCCCAGCCATCGACCTGTGTCATGAGGGCAGCAATCAGATAGCTGTCGGATGATTTGAGCTCCGGCAGGTTCTTGTTGAAACACTCGCACCAGATTTCCGCATTGGAGATTTCGTTCCGAAGATGAAGTTCCCCATGATCCGGATTTCCGAATTCAGAGCCCTGAAGAAAATTCTTTCTGGCATAAAGGTCCATGTCGTCCCAGTTGGCGGGAACAGGGGTATTCAGGTACTCCTCGACCATGCCGACACGCTCATCTGCCTCCATAGCGCCGCGCTGCTCTTTCTCGGCGGCTTCCAGTACGTCACCCTCGAGGTACAGCTTTTCACCGGACTTCCAGATCTTTTTTGCCTCCGCCCAGAACTGGGCACGGTAGTTCTCGTCGAAGTTCCATGCCTTCCTCTGCTTTTTCTGATGGCATTTGATGATCCAGAAACGACGGTTTCCGGTGATATCACGCAAGTATCCGCGCTCGCCGTTGACGGTTGCGATAATGACGCACTGCCTCGGATGGCTTTCTACGACCTTGCCGTAAGAAGGACGGTACTTGTCGTCGGATGTTGAGAGGAAGGCCTTGACCTTCTCGATGTCGGCTTTCTTCATTCCGGCAAGTTCTCCGATCTCGACGACCCAGAATCCCTGCAGCTTTTCTGCGCCGGACTTGTCGTCCATATCAGTGAGGGAGAGCGTCTCGCTGTAGTAGTCCGAAGTCACGAGATCCTTTACGATGGAGGATTTTCCGATTCCCTGATCGCCGTCCAGAACAGGCACGCAGTCAAATTTCGTTCCGGGTTCATAGATTCTTGCGACTGCAGCAGCGAAGGTCTTTCTGGTGACGGTCCGGACATATTCCGTATCATCAGCCAGAAGGTAGCGGATGAAGAGATCCTCCACGCGCTCGATCCCGTCCCATTCCGGCAGACTGTCCAGATAGTCGCGGATGGGATGGAAGTGGCGGTCGTCTGCAGTCTTTGTAAAGGAAACATCGTAGTTTCTGCTGGAGAAGGGCAGATAGCGGATGTCGATGATGGACTTCAGCTGCGCCGTATCGGCATCCCTCCAGAACTCATTTCCTTCGGGTCTGTCCCACGGCAGCGGCCCGGTTACCTGGATGCGGTTTGCCATCTCGTTGAAGGCAAAGTTCTGGAAATCCGGATCATTGGCCAGAATCAGATTGAGGTTGTACACGGTGTTCTGGAGAAGCGTGGAACGGGACATGTACTTGAGCTTTTTCTTCCAGTCATTGTTCTCATCCCCGGCATCGGTAAAATCGGACTGGGCATCCTTCATGCGTTCCTCGGAAGCAGCCAGCTTTACGTCGTCCTGCTGCATGGCAAAGTCGCACATCGCGCTGAAGGATTTCTTTTCATCCAGGTCGCCGAAGCGGTGAATCCGCACAATGTCGAAAGCATTACAGAGCTGCAAGTAGGCGGGATCCTTGGCGTGGTGGGAGTAGACGAACTTGTCCTCCTTGATCTCGACGCCTGCCATGGAGTTCGATTCGATTAAGTGCCAGCGTTCTGGATTTGTCGTCGGCTCATATACATCTGAGAGAAAAGTCTCCAGAGCCTTCGTAATGGGGTAGTAGGTACGATTGAAAAGCCCGACGACACCGGACTTCGAAAGCGGATCCTGCACCTTTTTCTGCTGGGTGGTATTGGCCTTGCTTTCCCTCGATGAGGTGGGAAGCCTTGTCGGGTCCTGCCACTCCGGGTGAGCGGAGAGAATCACATCCGGATCCAGCCATCCGCTGTCCGTCTCCTTGTAGACGAACGTTCCGTTTGACGGGCACGACGGCCAGTACATCAGCTGATTGGGCTGATAGCTGCACTCATCGAAGTACTCGATGTTCAAGGACTGAGCGAGATATCTTGCGACCGCGACATATTCCTCCGGAGCCACATCTCGGGTCAAAGGGAAGACCAGACGGACTCTCGGATTGTCGGGAGTACTGCTATGTGTGGTGTAGAGGGCAGAAGTGTACGGGCATAGATTCTCATAGTTATCTAGAAACTCAGGCGTGATGCGGTCTCCGTCCAGAGCCACCATGGAACGCTTCTCGACCGTGTCGATCTTCCTGCGTCCGCCGATCAGGGAGCCGCCGACAAAGCCGCCGTGGTCCTTGGCAGCATCGCGGGCTGACTTGGCCATTTTCGAATATTCCTCAACAGTCTCGGTTGTCCGGATCGGTGTCTTGAGACGAGCCTTCAGGTCATCAAAGGTTGTTGTTTTATTGGTCCATGTTTTTGCCTGACGGGAATTTCCGTAAGCAATGGCAAGATCCCTCATAACGTCACCTCCCGGCAGTCCTCAGTGAAGTGCCTGATCTTCATGCGGCGCTTTCTGGCGCGTTCCAGTTCAATGTCCATGCCGGAAGTAATCCGGTCTCCGAAGAACCAGATTTCAGAACATTTCCCAAGCAGGACGAGATCCATGAACATGGCCTTCCTGCGCTCTGTTGCTTCATCCATAAAGGAGAGCAGAAGATGAGGCGAGATCGGAATGTACCCGCTGTCCGTTGCAAACCGGGCATACTTTTTGGCTTTTTCCGTGTTGCCTTCTGGATCATCTGCATAAGGAGCGCAGATGTAGATGACAGGCATATAGCTGTGTTCCATAAAAACCTCCTTAATCTGTAAAGAAAGACCTGGGGAGAGTTAGTTCTCCTCAGGTCTTCCGTCCTCGTTTTCAGACTGATTTCGCACCCTTGTGATGCATTTTTCTAAGCACGGGATCTTTTCCGATGGCATCCGTGATTTTGCCCAGAGTCTTACGGATGGCGCTTTCCGTCACGCCACGCATTTTTGCAATGTCGCAGTTACTGTATTTTTCGATGTATTTCAGCTGATAAATTTTCTGCCAGCTTTCCGGCATTGCAGCAATGACCTCGTTCAGCCTCTCCACATCCGCCGGCAGCTTTTTGTCGTGCTCGTCGATGGTGTAGAGGAATCTTGCCTTGTCACCGAGACCATCTTCGCTGCCGTCACCAGTCATTTCTTCAATGGAGGCGATCCAGTTGTCCGGAACGGCATCTTTCATGGCAAGCTCGATCTCGTAATCTTCCGGCATGCGGTGATACCTTTTCTCAAACCATTCGATGTAATCCTGCTTCCATTTCTCAGCCAGCGCTTTCTGCTCCTTCAGGTCACCATGACGGTACTTGAGGTTACTCCTGACCTCTTTGTCATCCAGAAGATGAAGAGTGCGGATGTCTGCTTCCGTTACATCGTTTTCTCCGGGTTTCAGTTCGATTACGAGCTTTCCGTTTGAGTCGTAATACTTGTAGGTTTCACGCTGATCTATTCTTGTCTTGTGCAGTTTCATAAAAAACCTCCTGTTCTTCCCGTTGCCGAGGAGAACCGGAGGCATGAAAAAAGCATGGCTGGACCATCGGAACGGGGTAAAAAAACCTGTTCTGCTGGTCCGCCATGCACGTAGTCGGACTTGCTTCTATTCGATTGTCCATGCCGGGTTCGTGCGCCGTTTCACCGTCGTGAAACGCATCCATGCATAGGGGAGCGGTTTAACGTCATGCTCTCGTGACGATGCTTCATTTCAGATCTGCTTCGATCGCATAAAGCTCGCTGAACACATCAGGGAGGTCTGCAGTTTTGATACCTTCCAGATCATTTGCACCAAAGCGCCTGTACACGGACTGGACGACTTCAGGCCCAAGTTCCTTACAAATGATTGAGGCAGATTCTTCAATGCTTGCGATGTAGCTCTCTTTACTAAGGTTTGCCATTGGATCCTCCTTCTTGTTGCTCCTTTTCCAGAAAGGAGAACTCCAAAAACTTCTCGGATGGCTCACTGGATAAGTCCTGATCAAAGACCCTTTTGCCATCCGATTCCTCTGTAGTCGTTTCAGTAAAATCGGCTAGATCGAAATCTCAAAAAATAAATTTGAGATATCAAATCTTAGATTGTAAATCACGCACACATTGGGTATAATTGAAATCATCCGAATCTTTTAATTTTTGTGTGCTTTGGTTTACAGGTTAAGTGTATCGGAATCGCGTATTTTTACCGCGTATAGCAGGTCACGCTTGGACACGTTAATACACGCTTAAGGGAATGAAGGGAGGAACTCGGGGCAGGTGGATGAAACAGAATACAAAACTGAATTTGCTGAATTTGCCCAGACCTTGGCTGTGAAATATCAGGGCGATAGGAAACCAGAGGAATTCGCAAAAGAATTATTTCAGGAGATGTATCTCCCTGATAAAGAAGATGATCCTGTAGATAGGACGCTTTCCCGTACCTATAAGGCGTATTTCTATGGAAACAGGGATATCACAGTGCTGGCGAAGGATATCTCTACCTCATTGGATCCGGGTGGCTTTGCGAAATACATAGAATCGGATAACGATAGTACCATCAAGTTTCTGTGTGATTCGTTCAGGAAATATAGCAGTGATATCGATGCAAAGAACTATGGATTAAGAATTGCAGATCGATTTGATCAGATCATAACGAAGGCGGCAGCAAAGAAAACAAGGCGCAGAAAAAAGACAGATGCAGCAGTACCAGAAGAGCCCGATCTGAAAGCAAGATACGGAGCATTTCTTGTCGCTGAAGCGGGAAGCATCTGTCAGGGTGATGGGTGTACAAAGCCGCTCTTTATCAATGAGAATGGTCATAAAGAGCTTTTATATGACATTGCTGTTATCGATCCGAAGGAAGACCCGGAGGATCCGGATAATCTGATCGCGATGTGCCCGGAGTGCTGCGCGAAGTACAAAGTCATGCGGAACAAGGAGAGCATCGAACGGGTCAGGGAAAGAAAAAAGAAGCTACTGGAAAATTATGAAGATCAGACATTAGTGGCTGATGCGCATGTTCAAGAAGGCGTAAGGAAAGTCATTGAAATGATTCCTTCTATGAGAGTGGATCCCAATGTTGATCTGAACTATTCCCCGGTGACCCTAATGGAAAAGATAGAGCCAAACAATGTCTTGCTTTTCGTGAAAGCCAGAGGGCACGTAAACGTTTATGTGAATGATGTGAAAGAGGCATTCCAGAACATGAGCAGAGAGGGAAAACTCCGGTATGAACCGTTCTGTCGCTTGGTTCGAATGACCTATGAAAACTTAAGAGACAAGGGATACGACCAGAATCGTATTTATAGTGAATTGACGAAATGGCTCTGTAATGAAACAAAAGAAGAATGGGGTGCCTGTGAAGTTGTGATCTCCTACTTTATTCAGGAGTGCGAGGTGTTTGATGTTATTTCCAAATAAGGTATTTACATATGACGAGAGTGTCCTGTCTAAGTTATCAGTGATATTAAAGAAACTTAAGAGACATCCTATGAGTGTCAAGAACCTGTATCAGCAGGTTATCAAAGAGATGGATGGAGTAAATGAATTCATCGACGCACTTGACTGTTTGTATGCTCTTCACAAGATCGAATACGATGAAACAGAAGGAGTAATCCGCTATGTTGTATGAGTTGGGCTGCGATCTGTTCGCAGAAAAAAAGCATGGAAAATTGGAACCCCGTCCGATGGTGCATTTCCGTAAAGGATTGAACACTGTTCTTGGCGATAAACAGGGGCAGAATTCCATTGGCAAATCAACATTTCTGCTTGCGATCGATTTTGCTTTCGGCGGTGATGATTATCTGGACAGATCGAAAAATAATGTTCTGGATTTTGTGGATTCCCATGACATCAAATTTGCCTTCAAGTTCGGCGAGAGGATCGAGTACTACCGGAGGAATACTACAGCGCATAACGTTGTTGTAGTATGCAACGCCAAGTATGAGCCTACCGATATGGTCCTGACACTTGATGCCTATATGAGCCACATCCGGAGACAATATCGGATTGAGACGGCAGAAAATTCTCTGCGTGGAATCATTGGATTGTATTTCCGAATCTATGGCCGTGACAATTACAACGAACGACATCCATTGAAATACGGTGACACGACAGATAAAAACAGTATCACAGAACTTGAAAAACTGTATGGTGTTTATTCCAAGATCAAGGAAATCGATGACTATTTTACAGAACAAAGCACCCGGCAGAGAGTCAGAAAAAAGGGAACCGAGTTAGGTGAAATAGTCACGATCGCGACATCAAAGTCGCAGGTGAAAGCAAATCTGAAAGAAATTGATGAACTCCAAAAGGAGCTGGATAAGCTGACTAACGAGCAGGATGTAGAGCTTTCAAAGAGAGATACGGAGAGATTGGACAATGCCGCAGTGATCAAGGGACAGCTGGCAGTCATGCGAAGAAAACGGTCCAGATTGGTTTCGCGACTGAATGCTATCAAGAACAACATTGAAGGTGGGCAGACACCTGTTTCAGAGGATATGGCTGAACTTCAGCAGTTCTTCCCAAACGTAAATCTGGAGCAGATCGAGAAGATAGAGAACTTCCATCATAAGATGCAGACTATCTTGACAGGAGAAATGTCTGAAGAAATCGAACAGCTTGAGCTCTTAATAAGAGCAGCAACAGAAGAAGTTGAACGGCTTGAAAATAAGCAGAGAGAATTAGGAGTTCCTACACGAATTCCAAAGAAGTTCTTGGAACGGGCAGCTAATATTCAGCGCAGAATTGATCTTTTAAAGCAGCAGAATAAGGGATACGAAGAAAGTAAAAAGCTGCAACACGATATTAAAGATGCAAAAGAGCAACTCGCACAAACCAGAGAGTCACAGTTGTCTCTGGTTGAATCAATGATTAATCAGGAGATGGAGCGTCTTAATGATTATATCTACGACGGTGAGCGCTATGCGCCGGAGATTCATTTTCAAAGCACCAGAAAGGGAAATCCTACGTATACCTTCGGCTGCAGATGGAATTCTGGAACCGGAGAAAATTACAAGAACCTGATCATCTTTGATCTTAGTATCTTGAAGACAACAGAGCTGCCCGTATTGATTCACGATTCGCTGATTTTCAAAAACGTAGCGGATCTGCCCATTGATAAAATCATGCATCTTTATATGGAAAGCGACAAACAGATATTTATCGCTTTTGATAAGAAAGATGCATTTTCCAAATATACTTCTGATACTGTGTATGAGACGCGTGTCCTTGAGCTGCATGATAATGGCGGAGAGCTATTTGGCTGGTCGTGGGATAAGAAGTCTAAGAAGACGAATACAGAAGAAAATAAAACCGAAGCAGATGAGCAGCAGTAGGAAATAGAAGGCATAGGAGGGTATGAATCGTATGCGCATAAGTTATAAGCCTTTATGGAAGATGTTGCTTGACCGAGATATGACCAAGAAAGACCTCCGGGAGCAGAGTGGTATCAGCACAACTTCTCTCGCAAAGCTAGGGAAGGGCGAGAATATTACCACGGACGTATTGCTGAAGATTTGTGAAGCGTTGAACTGTAATATTAACGAAATCATGGAGAGTGAGCCGGAACCCGGAGATGAGAAAAAAGTACTCGACACAGACCCTGTGGACGTCGAGCAGAAGTCTGATACAGAAAGTGTGAAGCAGTAATCCGGCAGCAGGAATGGAGTCATTTTTATGGATACATTCAATAATAAAACGAAGGTCGTAAAGGATGACCTTACGAAGAAAATACAGTCAGGCAGCAAGGTGTCCATTGCGGCGGCATGCTTCTCCATTTATGCATATCAGGCATTAAAAGACGAGTTGGAAAGCTGTGATGAATTCCGGTTTATATTTACGTCTCCGACATTTGTCGCTGAGAAGACGCAGAAGGAACGTCGGGAATTCTATATTCCGAGGCTGAACCGGGAAAAGAGTCTGTACGGTACAGAGTTTGAAGTGCGTCTTCGAAATGAACTGAAACAGAAAGCCGTGGCCAAGGAATGCGCTGACTGGATGCGTCGCAAGGCTTCCTTCCGTACCAACACTACCAGAGAAGGAATGAATAATTTCCTTGTCGTTGAAAATACGGAGGATGCCTATACCTATATGCCGATGAACTCATTCACGGCAGTTGATCTGGGATGTGAGCGTGGGAACAATATCA